AATTAAAGGGCAGAGTGGTACATATTCTGGAAGCAAGCTTGTATATAAAGATGGGAATGGTAAGGTGCAAGAAAAAGCATTCCACGAAAACACTTTTAAATATAATGCTACATTCAAAGAAGAACTCACCTCGTTAAAAGCTGGGGATACATTCACTGCAATTGCAGAAAAGAATGGGGCTTATTGGAATTGGGTGTCTATTAGTAAGGATAAAGCTGAAGCTGCTACAAGCGCATCAAAACCAGCTACTACAAGTGGAGGAAATTGGGAAACACCTGAAGAACGTAAGAACAAACAACTATATATTATACGGCAGAGCAGTATAACCGCAGCAATTAAGATGCTAGAAATGAATGGTATGAAAAAGATAGCTACTAATGAGGTTACAAAGATAGCGGATGAGTTGGTATTTTGGATATATAACGGTAACAATTGTTTATTATTTGGAGACTCCAATGATAACATTGAATAAGTTTCAACTTGGTGACACTGTACACATGACACTTAAGATTACTGCTATTCACTTAGATGAGGATGGTGCAATCTTATATACATTAGAAAGTAGTGAGTATGAGCTTTACCCCGTAAAGGAATCAGAAATATCTACGGTGTTTTAATGAAAGCATTAATTGATGCAGACACACCTATATATTCAGTGGCTATAGTATCAGAAGATGATAGTTTAAATTATGCTATAGCTAGACTTGATAAAATGATATACTCAATTATTGAAAGTTCTGGCGCTACTGAAGCCACTTTGTTTGTATCGGGGGATAATAACTTTAGAAACACTATCTATCCTGAGTATAAAGCAAATAGGGATAGTAAGATAGTTCCTAAATATAGAAAGCAATTAAAGCAGCATTTGATTAAGGAATGGAATGCTGTAGTATGTGATGGATATGAAGCTGATGATGGTTGTGGCATGAATCAAACCAATGACACTATTATTTGTGGGATTGATAAGGATTTATGGCAAATACCTGGTCATCATTACTCATGGCCAATTATTCGTAAAGGTGAAATTGTAAGAAAAGCTTTACATCAAGAAATAACAGAAGAACAAGGAATGCGTAATTTCTTTATTCAAGTGCTAACTGGTGACACTTCTGATAATATTAAAGGTGTTTATGGTATTGGTAAGAAAAAGGCATTTAAAATATTAGAGAATGTTCACACTGAAAAAGATATGTATGATGAAGTAAATTATTTTTATACTTCCTCCTTAGAACATACTGAGGAGATACGAGTCGAGAATGAAAAAAGACTCTTAATTAATTTAGATTTATTGTGGATATTGCGGGAACCTGGTGTTACTTATACAAAAAGGAAATCAAATGAGACATAAACATGCAGATTTAATGATAGCTTATGCTAATAATACAAATTTAAAAGTTGAATATTTTTCTCCAGTTTCCAATAAGTGGACGGATGCAGAACCACCTACATTCAATGAGGTTTTAGAATACAGAATTAAATCCACTATTCATAGATACAGAGTAGCTTTAATGAAGGATGAAGGTGGGGGATATTGGACAACTACTCAGGATGAGAGTGATTGCACTAATCCTGAAAGGGAATATCAATTCGTATGTTGGAGAACTGATTGGATAGAATATGAAGTCCCCAGTACCCCAGTGGACTGATGCTAAGTGGCGTAGTTGGGTGATTTCCCTACTACGTAGGGGCACTATGCGATTTCCTCCAAGAAATGAAGTGTTGAAGGAAGCTCGCACCGAGAGAAAGATTAATAAAGCTACAGGTAAATTAGCATGGCATTCAAGATGCAACAAATGCAAGAAAGAATTACCCTCTAGTAAAATAAAGGCAGATCACATTAAACCTGTTGTAGATGTAACAACGGGCTTCATTGATTGGAATGTATACATAGAAAGAATGTATTGTGTTAAAAAGGGATGGCAAGCAATTTGTGATGTTTGCCATGATAAAAAAAGTGCCAAGGAAAGAAAAACACGTGAAAAGACATCTAATAATTCCTGATTGTCAAGTGCGCCCTGGAGATGATTTATCTTATTTATATTGGATAGGGCAATACATTGTAGATAAAAAGCCAGATGTTATTATACATTTAGGTGATTTTGCAGATATGCCCTCTCTATCATCCTATGATGTTGGTAAAAAATCCTTTGAAGGGAGGACATATACAGCAGATATTGAAGCTGCTAATATAGGTATGTCTATGTTGCTTTCACCAATTGCATCTTACAATATAAAACAGGTAGCTAATAAGAAAAAACAATATAGCCCTAGAATGGTGCTGGTGTTAGGCAACCATGAGGCTCGTATAGATAGGGCTGTTGAGCTTGATAGGAAATTAGAAGGGCTTATATCTATTGGGGATTTAAAATATAAGGAATGGGGTTGGGAGGTGTTTCCATTTCTCACCCCTGTATTCATAGATGGTATTTGTTATTGTCACTATCTATGTTCTGGTAGTATGGGTAAACCTATATCAGCAGCACATTTAATTTTACAAAAGAAACATAATAGTTGTGTGGTCGGTCATCAACAAGGCCGAGATGTAGCATATTCACATAAAGCAGATGGGAGTCAAATAACAGCAATTATTTGTGGTAGCTGCTACATGCACGATGAATCCTATTTAAATGCCCAAACAAATAATCATTGGCGTGGTATAATAATGTTAAATGAAGTGAAGGATGGGGTATTTGATGAATGTTTTGTATCCTTAAACTACCTGGAACGTAAATATCATGATAAATAAAGAAGTATTTGACACTTTAATAGATAAGAGGGACTCTCTAAAAGAGGAATTCAATAATATTGAACAAACCCTCAAAGGACTAAGAAAATTATGTGAGCATGATTGGAAATATGAGGGGCATAATCACAACGATACTAGGTATGTTTGTATGATTTGTGGTGAAGTAGATTGGAGATAATCTAAGATTGAATAAAAAACTTTTGATTTCTTTAGATGATTTATTTGAAGTAACACCATTGACAAAAACACAAGAACTATTTTTCAAGCATTGGCATCAACATTTAGTGCATGTATGCTATGGATCTGCTGGTACAGGTAAAACTTACATCTCACTGTATAAAGCGTTAGAAGATGTTTTAGGTAAGAGTAGGAAATATAAAAAGATAGTATTAATTCGTAGTGCTGTAGCAGCAAGAGATATAGGTGCATTACCTGGGGATGAAGATGAAAAGGCTGCTGTATATGAGCTGCCTTATATTGAAATGTGTTCATCTTTATTTTCTCGTGTAGACGCATACGAAAGATTAAAAGAACAAGGCAAAATTAAATTTGCATTAACAAGCTATGTTCGTGGTATAACTTTCGATAATAGTGTTATAATTGTAGATGAAATACAGAATTTGAATTATCAGGAATTATATTCAGTGATTACTAGGGTAGGTGAAAATAGTAAGATAGTATTTTGTGGGGATTTTAAACAAACAGATTTAAAAGATAGTGGTTTGTATAAATTCCTTCAGATACTTAAATGTGTTATAGGTGTATCATTCTATGAGTTTAAAGTGGATGACATTGTAAGAAGTGACATTGTGAAACAATTTATTATTGCAGAGGAAAATTATGGAATTTAATGCTAAGTGGGGTGTATGGGATGAACCTTGGGCACCTATGTTTAACAAATTGGAATCTATGTGTAGGGATTTAGATTATTTCACATATGATTTATTCCATGATATAGAGAAGTTGGGGATTATAGTTCTAGTCCCAACAGAGAAAGCTATAGAAATACAAAATGTACTACAGGAGATGAAATATCTTGAGTCAGAGGTAGAATGGCAGAAAGAAATTAAAAATCCTTCTGTAATTCAAAGCTATTATCTCTTTGCTATTGAATATAATTATAAATTATGTAGGGGTTATTATAATTCAATTAAATATTTTTGGATGAAAGCATTATGATGTGTTTTAGAGATATCATCTTCTGTTCACGTTATTATCAGAAAGAATGTATAAATTCTAATTGTGTACATGCTTTTACTGAACATGATAGGACATTGGCAATTGATTGGTGGGGTGGTGACAATTTCCCATTAGCTTTGGGAGATAGAAAAACAGAAGTTTGTGGGTATATAAAAGGAGAATCAAATGGGAACACTAAATAAAGTAATTATAATTGGTAATGTTGGTAATGATCCAGAAACACGCACCATGCCTAATGGGGAATCTGTAACTAATATGTCTGTAGCTACTACAGATGTTTGGAAAGATAAGAATGGTGTTAGGCAAGAAAGAACTGAATGGCATCGAATAGTGTTGTTTAGTAGACTGTCAGAAATTGCTTCTGAATATGTGAAAAAGGGTAAATTGATGTATATTGAAGGGAAACTTGTAACTAGGAAATGGGAAGATAGAGAAGGTGTTACTCATTACACAACTGAAATAATTGCTACAGAATTTAAAATGTTGGGGCATAAATCTGTAGAAGTTGATGAGGATGTTATTCTATGATAGATAATTATATAACACTAGATAAAGACAAGTGCCTAGAGGTAAAGATTAATAGAGTTAAGAAATGGGCACATGAACGGAACATTATTCATGGTAGTAGTTTATTAGCTCAATATGCTAAAGGCGCAAGTGAATTTGGGGAACTCGCTGATGCAATTTTAAAAGGGGATAAAAATGACTTTGAGGATGCCATAGGGGATGAACTTGTAGTGTTAATTAATCTTTGTGAAATGGCAAACACTGATTTTGGTACGTGTTTAGACAAAGCATGGGAAGAAATTAAGGATAGACAAGGTGTTATGTTCCAAGGTGCTTTTGTAAAATCTACGGACGAAAATTATGAACGCATCTCAAAAATTGTGGCAACGCAGAAAGCTAATATGGTTTAGTCAAAATGAAAACAAGAATCCAAACACCAACAGAAAGCTATATAACGCTATACGATACACCTGTAAAATTCAGGGACAATCAGTTAAAAGTATTATGGACTGCCGACGAAATCAATCTGGAGAAGGATGTTCATGACATACTTACAAATTGCACTGATGCTGAAAGACATGGCATTTACACCACATTAAAATTATTCACTCATTATGAAATGAAAGCGGGTGAGGATTATTGGACTGGTAGATTTATGAAGATGTTTCCTCGGCATGAGTTTACTAGCATGGCTTCTGTATTTGGCATGTTTGAATTAACTGTCCATGCACCTTTTTACAATAAAATTAACATTCTATTAAATTCACATGATGATAATTTCTACACAAGCTATGTACAATCTCCTGTTCTTAAACGCCGAATGGAGTATATTGACTCCATCATTAATTCAGATGACGACTTGGTTAGTTTAGCTGGCTTCTCTTTGGTGGAAGGTGTTATACTATATTCTAATTTTGCATATTTAAAGCATTTCCAGAGTATGGGAAAGAATAAGCTTGTTAATGTGGTACGTGGCATTAATTTCTCAGTGAGAGATGAGAACATGCATTCCCTGGCAAGTGCCTGGTGTTTTAGGGAATTATGTAAGGAACGTAAAATAACCCCCTGGGAGAAGGAAATACTTGAAAAACGTATAATTGCTGTGGTGACTGATATATATGACCATGAATCAGCTATTATCAATATGTTGTTTGAAAAGGGTGATATAGATGGTATTAATGCTACACAAATGCATTTATTTGTTGTTAGTAGAATAAATACTTGCCTAGTTAATTTGGGATTTTCTCCTTGGATAGAACACCCTGGTATTGATTTTATAGGGGAATGGTTTTATAAAGGGATTAACAACTATCAAATGAATGATTTTTTCTCAGGGGCAGGGCGTGAATATGTTAGAAATTGGAACGAGGAGCAATTTGTATGGAATGTTTATTAACACACAACCTTTTTTGGCTACTACCAATATATGTAGTATTTATAAGTTTATGTTCCATGCTGTCAGCACATATTATTTGCCATATAATAAGAAGGATGGAACCTACTAATGAATAATAAAAATGTAAACATCTTGATTGGTTGTGAAGCTAGTCAAACAATTCTCACCGAATTCAGAATAAAAGGATTTAATGCGTATTCTTGTGATTTAGAGGACTCTTATGGTAATTTACCAGAATATCATTTAAAAATGGATATATTTGAAGCCCTTAGCAGTAAAAAATGGGATTTATTAATTGCTCATCCACCTTGTACCTATCTATGTACTAGTGGTATTCATTGGAATAAAAAAAATCCTGATAGAAACATTTTAACAAATCAAGCATTAGATTTTGTTAAGAAACTAATGGACTCTCCCATAAAGAATATATGTATAGAGAATCCCATTTCAATAATATCCTCTAGGATTAGAAAGCCAGATCAAATAATACGTCCTTACCAATTTGGGGATGATAGTACAAAAGCTACTTGTTTATGGTTGAAAAATTTACCCAAACTGACTCCTACAAACATAGTAATTCCTACTAAGCACATTACCAAAAATGGCTCTACTTATGATAAATGGTGGTTTGATACTTGTAGGATATCAAATTTAAAAGAGAGGTCAAGAGTTCGCAGTAAGACCTTTCCAGGGATAGCAAAAGCTATTGCAGAACAATGGGGAGATTATTTAATAAATGGATAAATATTTCTATAGAATAGAGTATTATGGGTATGATGCTGATTATTCCTCAGATATATTATATTATACTGAGGAAGGCTCATCTTTATTTGCTGAAGAGTATATAAAAAATAATTCTGATTTTCTAGGCTTTAATATTATTAAAATGAGACTTAATAATGCATAAATATTCTGAAGAAAGAAAACAGCAACAAGCATTAGGCAATGTTCCTGAATGGATGACTACACAAGGGTATCAACTATTTGTTGAGAAGTATTTACATCAGCCCACAGTAAAAGAACAATACAAAATCATTGCTGAAACAGCAGCAAAGTATGTTACTCATGAATTCCCTTTTGCTAGTGTTGCTTTTTTTGATTTATTATGGAAAGGTTGGCTTAGTCCCAGTACACCAATACTAGCTAATATGGGCACTACTAGGGGGCTTCCTGTTAGTTGTTCTGGTGGATATATTCCAGATAGCATTGATGGATTCTATACAGCTAGAAGAGAAACAGCCATATTAACTAAATATGGTTTTGGAACTTCTGGGTACTTAGGTGATATAAGGGGAAGAGGTAGTGATATATCTATTGGTGGAAAGGCTAGTGGTGTGCTACCTGTATATAAAGGATTTGTTCGGGACATGCAGGAAGTTTCTCAAGGGGCAACTAGGCGCGGAGCATGGGCTGGATATTTACCTATTGACCATATTGATTTTGATGAGCTTGCTGATTTATTGCACCACCATCCAGACGATTTGAATGTTGGTTGGATAATATCTGATAAATTTATACAGGAATTAGATAGTAATAATTTTGAATCTTTACGGCGATATAAAAAAGCATTAAAGATAAAAATGATTACAGGGAAAGGGTATTTCTTTTTTGTTGACAAAGCAAATAGACATAAACCAGAAGGTTATCCTGAGATCAAAGCTTCTAATTTATGTACTGAAATTATGTTGCATTCTTCAAAGGAATACACTTTCACATGCGTATTATCTTCCATGAATGTAGCTAAATATGATGAATGGAAGGACACTGATGCTGTATTTTGGGCAACATTATTCTTAGATTGTGTAGCAGAAGATTTTATACAAAAAGCTAAAAACATCTCAGGCTTAGAAAAAGCTGTAGCATTCACAGAGAAGGGTAGGGCATTAGGTTTGGGTCAATGTGGACTACACACGTATTTGCAAAGTAAACGCATTCCTTTTGAAAGTTTAGAAGCTCGATGGACATCAAATAAAATTGCTGAATTAATTTTTAATGAAGCTAAAGAAGCTTCAGAAGATTTGGGA